ATATCTCAAGCGTTTGGTGCGACGATTGGCCTTCTTTCTGGCGACACCCCGGTTGACTCAAACCTCTATAAGTTCGGCGATGCGCTGGCGAAATTGGGTGAGGCATCAAATACTCAAGAATATAAAGACCGCATTGCGTTCATTAAAGAATCAATCGGTGAGGCTGATGGGTTCTGGGAAACCACACAAGCTATTTTTGACCAAGCCATCCAAGACCCCGCAGTATTCGCTGCCGAGTTTATTGGGGTTGAAGCAACTCAAGAACTGATTCCGCTGGCGATCGGTGGTGTTGCAGGTGCGGGTGTTAAAGGTGTTGCCCTTGCTCGTGGAGTTGCCACGGAAATCGCAGAAACAATGGGTAGACGTGCTGCAATTAGCGCAGCCCTAGCATCAGATGTAGCCGAATCCGTAGGCGCAACAGCAGAGGAAACTTATAACACTAGCTACGTTATTGCTATTAGAGAGGGGCTAAGTGAAGCCGATGCCGAAGCATGGGCACTACAGAACGCCCAGAAATCTGCGGTTGTAGCAGGTGTGGTAACAATGGCCGCTGGCGGTATGGGTAATGCGGCTCTTGAAAAAGCTATCTTTGGCTCTCGCGTCGCTACCGCAGGGTCAGATGAGGCGCTAAATGCGATCATCAATACGATTAAAAATTCCACCGAAATTGCCATCAAGGAAGGCGTTTCAGAGTACGGAGAAGAAGCAATCATTACCGCTTCGCAAGAAGCAATGTACTCCGTATTAGATCCAAACCGAGATGTATCTGGGAATATCGCTACTGCCGGTACTCTCGGCATGATCGCTTCTGGTTCTATTGCTGGCGGTGTATCTCTCGCAGATGGCGTCGGTAGCACCACTGGAGACATGGTGCGTAACATGATCCTGAGTAGTTCTGGTGTTGAGAATATCCGCCAGACTGCTACATCGGTAGATGAAGCTTACACAGCACTACAAGAACTTGGCATTGCAGACGACCCCTACATCACGGCAGCGGTATATCACGATGTCGCACCTAGTGAATATGCTTCCGTTGGGCAGATTAACGCCGACATTACTAAAGCAATTCAGGCGGAAACTGGATCTGATGTTGGCAACTACACCTTCGGTGCAAATGACTTTGCAAACTTTGTAGGGGTCAAAACCCCGGATCTTGGGTCTGCGATCCAAGAGTATGTCGACAATCGGTATACCAATTTTGCAGAAGCTAAGTCTTATTTAGTAAGCCAAGGTTACACAAACCCTACCGCTGCTGAAGTAAACAATTTCGTCAAACAGGGCATGGAAAGCGAAACCGAACTTCTGATTCGGGAATTCGCAGATCCGCTAGTTACCGACTATAACGAAGCGCGGCAGATGCTGCTTGACCTTGGGTACACAGATCCAAGAGACGCAGAGATCAATCGTTTCGTAGGTAAATACGCCGAAACATTGTCCAAAGACAAAGTAAGCGCCTATGTTGATCCGCGCCAAGTAACAGAAGCGGAAGCCCGTGAATACTTCGATGCTCTTGGATATAACCCAACTCAGGCTGAAGTAGATCAGTTTGTTAGACATGGTTGGACCGTAAACCAAGATAGGGTTGGGACCGAGCTTGGTGAATATGTAGACCCTCGTTATGTAGATATTGATGAGGTTCGTGAAGCCTATGAAACTCTTGGCCTGAGCAGACCGACGGAAGATGACCTAAGCAAATTTGTTGGTCAGTACGCGGAAGCAGACTTGGCGGGCAAGGCAGAAGAGTACCTGCCGACAGCACGCTATAACTCGATCGTTCAACTGATCGACAATCTTGCAGCTCAACAAGGTACGACCCCTGAAGTTCTAGACGCTCTCAACACCGTCAAGCAGGACTTGGCTGCTCAGATTGAGGATCTTGGCTTTGTAATCGATGAAGCCACCGGAATGGTGCTTACGGAGATGCAGGCCACTGAGAATCGCCTGACTGACCTCATTACTGAAAATGAAGCCGCAGGCATGGAGCGTGATGAAGCGATCCAGTCTGCGATTGATGCTCTAGCGACCGATCTCGGCACTACCGAAGAGAATATTCTTGACCTTCTTGAATCGAATCAGAGTGACCTGCTGACAGAAATTGAAGGGTTAGGAACTCAGATTTCTGACCTTGAACAAACTCTGCTTGATGAAATTGCGGCCAATGAAGAGGCCGGAATGGACCGTGACGAGGCTTTGAATGCTGCAATCGAAGCCGTAGCTACGGATCTCGGCACGACTCGTGATGACCTTTTAGACCAGCTCGGCACCACAGAAGAAAATCTACTGACCGAGATTAGCGCTCTTGAAGAAAGAGTTGGAACCCAGATCGGTGCAGTTGAGCAGTCATTGCTTGACCAGATTGCAGAAAACGAAGCCGCTGGTATGGCTCGTGATGAAGCAATTCAGGCCGCAATTAACGATGTAGCCATCGACCTTGGCACCACAAGAGACGCCCTACTCGACCAATTAGGATTTACGGAAGAGAACTTAGTCGCAGAAATGGGGGCTCTTGAGGAGCGCGTAGGCACCCAGATCGGTGCGGTCGAACAGTCCTTGCTGGATCAAATGGCTCTATATGAAGCTGCTGGCATCGACAGGGATATAGCTTTAAACACCGCGATTGGAGATGTTTCTGCAGAACTAGGGATCACTCGTGACGCATTGCTTGACCAGCTAGGTGTAACAGAAGAAAACTTATTAACCCGTCTTGGCGAAACAGAAACCGCCCTTAGCGAACAGATCACCGGGGTAGAAACTGCGCTCAGCACGGAAATTCAGAACGTCGCTGACATTCTGGGCAAACCTTACACGGACGTTACACAGGCAGACATTGACTTTGTTACTGACGTCATCGCTCAGCAGGAAGGCACATCAGAGTTTACTTATACACCTGAGCAACTTGCCTACGATTACAACGGCGATGGGGTTATCGACGCTGCCGATTTGACTGCAATCCAGACCCAGTACGGGATTACCCAAGGGACAATTTCTCCGGAAACCCAGCCAGAGTTCCAGTTTGATCCAACGACTGACACTGTATGGGGCAAGCCGACCGGGGTGTTTGCAGACATCGCTACTGCGCAGGAAGAACTCGGGCAGCAGATGTTGGAGGGGCAGCGCAGGCAGGACGTCAACGCGTTCCGAAACCTGCTTTTGGGGCAAGCAGACTTGTTTGGTAGGCAAGCTACCGTAAAAGCCCCGGATCCTGCTAGAATTGGTCCTGCTTACGACTGGAGCAGCATTTTCGCCACTCCTCAGCAGCAGCAGTTCTATTCTGGCTTTTCTCCGTATGGAGCGTACGCTGAAGGAGGCACCGTAGAAGATTTACTACGGTTACTGGAGGGTAAATAATGGCATTGCAATACGACTACGTTAATGACACCTACTGGGATGACGGCACCGGTGGTAGTGACTACCTATTTGAAGGTGAAGGCACGAACACTACTGGGTTTTGGGACGACATCAGCGGGATGATCGGAAGTGGTTGGGATGCAATTTCTGGCGCATTTACCAATGATTCCGGGGATATTAACTGGGGTAATGTTGCTGGCGTAGGTGGTGCACTTCTGGGTTTGTCTGGGCTGGGTTCATCCAGTCAACCTAAAGTTGGCTACCAAGGCGGTATTCCTTCCTACTCTGCGGTACGTGAAAAAGTACCTCGTACCTACGACCCAACACGTCGTCCGGGCAGTGCAGGTCAACAGTATTTCAGTGACACCCGCTTTGTTGCTCCGGAGAATGTAGCGACGACCCGTACTGAAGCGCAGTCAGAAGCAGAGCAACGCGCGAAATCTAATGAAGCCAACCCTGCAATTCAACGTAAAGCACAGGGCGGGCTGGCCTCTCTAGCCAATACCAAAGGCTACTATCTGGGTGGCCCGACCGACGGTATGGCAGACAAAGTTCCCGCTACAATCGGCGGAAAACAACCGGCGGCTTTGAGTGATGGGGAATTTGTTGTCCCTGCAGATGTAGTTAGTCACCTCGGCAATGGCAATTCCAATGCGGGTGCTGACCAGCTTTACAGTATGATGGACCGAGTACGTCAAGCACGTACCGGCACTAAGAAACAGGGTAAGCAAATTAACCCTCAAAAAATGATGCCAAAGTGAGGTAGATCATGGCGGATAGCGCGGGCACTACAACTACTACCACTGGGTTCGACAATGCCGGACAAGTGGCGGGTACCGAATCCTCCCTGTCTAACTGGGTTGGTCCTTACGTAACTGAGATGCTTGGTCGCGGCCAAGCCCTCGCCAGTCAACCATACCAGACATATACCGGGCCGCTTACAGCGGGTCCGTCCACTGCGCAAACTGCGGCATTCGGTGGTATTGCGGGATTAGCGATTCCTACCCAACAGATGGGCGCATTTACTCCTCAGTCTTTTACTGCGCAGGGCGTTGCCCAGCAGTACATGAGTCCATATATCCAGCAGGCGCTTGACCCTCAGATCGCTGAAGCTCGCCGTCAGGCACAGATTAGTCGCTTAGCCGACGTATCCCGTCTATCTAAGGCCGGGGCATACGGTGGCACCCGTCAGGCCCTTATGGAGTCTGAGGGGCAGCGCAATCTACTTCAGAATCTGGCCGGTATTACTGGCACTGGATACCAAAAAGCCTATGAGCAGGCTGCTCAACAGTTCAACACTGAAGAACAGGCTCGCCGTGCAGCACAGGAACTTGCTAACACCTATGGCTTGACGGCACTTAGTAAGCAAGCCGAATTGGGTGGACAGCAGCGCGCAATCGAGGCTGAAGGTGTTGCTGCGGATAAGGCTCAGTTTGAAGAAGAACGTGATTATCCGTACAAGCAGGTTCAGTACATGCAGTCGCTCCTCCAAGGGCTTCCTTTGGCTGCGCAGACCACCACCTACACTGAGCCGAGTGCTCTCTCCACCATGCTGTCTACTTCAGGCGGATTGATGGATTTGTATGATCGTATCTTCGGGGGCTAAGCCATGATCGGTAACCAAGGCATTGACGCAGATGTATCAGCACGTATGGACGCCTATCGGGGTAACCCACAGGCGCTAATGCAGCGGTATCAGCAGAATCAACAACTAATTGATTTGCTCGCTCTTCAGAAACTGAAGTCTGAGAAGGAAGCCGCCGCCCGTGAAATGCAGATGCAGATGGCCCAGCAGCAACAGGCTCAGGGTGGGTTACCAACAATCGCCCAGCAGCGCGAGCAGGAAGTCATGCAAATGACTAAAGACGAACTCGCTAAGCAGACTGGCGCTACTCTCGGCCAGAAACAAGCAACGGCCCAGCGTAATATGCAGGGTATCGCTCAGGCTGCAAGTCGTCCCGGCGCACGTCCTATGCCGAATCCAGCGCAAAGCGGTATCGCTGCCGCTCCGTCTGCAGGTATGACTAAGATGGCTGGTGGTGGGATTGTGGCTTTTGCAAATGGTGGTTTAACTGATACGGACGAAGAAACTCGCAAACGCGTAGAAGCCGCTATGCAGCGTTATCAGGGTAGCGGTGCGTCGCAATATCTGACTGGGGCGAAGAGACTTCAGGATCAGGCAGATCAGTTACAAGAGATTGCTCCAGAGCGTGCAGCCAATATGCGTAGGCAGGCTGAAGGCTTAATCAAAATGGCCCAACAGCTACCAGAAATGCAGCAGATTGAACGGGCTGCGCCAGCCACGCGAGCGCGTAACCTAATGGCGGAAGCAGAAAACGAGCCTTTGTTCCCCGGTACTAGCATTTTTGGTTCGTCCCCAGAAGAAGCTATCGGCTACCAACAAGAGGCAAAAGATTTGTTTGCGTCTATGCAGGCGTCCCCAAGCCCGCAGGCTAAAGCTGAAGCAGTAAAATTAGCGAGTGAGCGTCCCGGTTTATTTGGGGAAGCGCCTTCACGTTCAGAAGTAGATATTGGCTTACCTGTACCAGAAGGTGGTGATCGCCCTGCCCTAGAACAACCAAAAGCACCTGCCGCACCGGAAGGTGGTATTCCGCAGGCGTTGCCGCAACAGGCGCCGGATGAACTCGCTGACCTGCGTAGGGCTACACGAGAAGGCATCATGGGGCAGATTAAAGGCGATCCAGAGAAGGAACGTCGCGAAGCCCTCAAGCAATTCCTCATTGGTGCTGGTGGTAAGACCAGCCTAGCAGGTGCGCTCGCTGGCGGTTCTCAGGCGGCCCGTCGTTATGAAACCGGACAAGAAGCCCAACGTGCTAAGGGTCTGGAATTGGGTCAATCTGAACTCGGCACTGCGTCTAAGGAAAGGATCGCGGATCTTGACCGTGAGGCGTACATCAATATCAACAAGGAATCTAGCCTGAATAAGAAGATCGAAATGGCTAACGATCTTCAGAAATCTCGCGAAAAAGCGATCTTTGATTTCTACGAAGAAATGTACAATCTCAGTGCAATGTCTGCCGCCCAAGGCGATGCTGAAGCTCAGAATGCCGTAGATCAAGTTAAGGCACAGCGTGATTCTGAAATCCAAGCCGCTAGAGATAAATTCAAGAAGGAAGTGGATTTACTCCGTGCAGGTGCTCCTCTGACCGCGCCGTCCGCACCGGGTAATTGGGGTGGGGTTACAGTTAAAACTAAGTAAGGGCACCGTCCATGCCACTCTATGAGATCACTAGCCCAGAAGGTATTACCTACGAAATCGAAGGGCCAGAAGGTGCCAGTCGAGAAGAAGTAATTGCTGCGATTCAGTATCGGTTAGCCGAGCAAGAAGAAGCCGCTGCGCCTGCCCCCACTATGATGCGGGCACCAGAAATAGATACTACTTTTCTGGGTGAAACCTCTGAGTTTATTAAAGGTGTACCTTATGGCGCACTGGGTTTGCTCGAATCGGCAGCGTTGGGTGCGTCTTCTATTCTGCCTGATAGCATTGAGGCTGGTGCTCGTGAGGGCATTAAGGACATAGCCGAAACGCTCAAATCTCCGTTTGAGGCGGAGCGTGGCTACGAAGAAACCACTTCCCGTAAGTTTGCTGAGGCTCTCGGCTCTACCGCTCCATTCTTTGCCCTTGGCCCGCTCGGTGTAGCTGGGCGTATAGGCGCTGGCGGTCTCGGTGCTGCTGCAGGTGCTGGGGAAGCTAGTGAGCGTGCGATTGCTGCTGGCGCTACTCCGGGGGAACAGACTGCTGCCACGGGTATTGGTACCTTAGTAGGCGTTACTGAAATCCTGCCAGTATTCAAATTCATTGATAACCTTGGCAAGCCACTCACAGATGGCATTGTCTCTCGTCTCCGCCGTGTAGCTGCTACAGGTGGCGCAGAAGGCTTACAGGAAGCATCAGCCCAGATTGCCCAGAACCTCATCGCTAAAGGCATCTACGACCCAGAACAGGGCGTATTTACCGATTCTGGCGAAGCACTCGGCTATGGCGCTGGTGTAGGTGGTCTGATTCAGGCGCTGACAGACATGGCCTTGGGGCGTCGTGCCAAGAGGGCCGCTACTGCTGAGGAAGAAGCCCAGCGAGCCGCTGAGGAGGAAGCCCGTAGAGCACCGGTCCTACCAGAGGAAGAGGGTGCACAGGGTGAATTGTTCCCAGTAGAACTTGCTGATGCTGAAGAGGCTGCGTATGGCTTTGTAGGGCCAGAACCTGCGCCGGCTGTAGAACCCGCCCCGGCTGAGGAAGAAGCCCCCCGCCAGCCAGACATGATCGATATGGCCGAGGAGCAGCAGCTAGAAGAATTGTTCGCTGTGGATCGCCAACGTGCTGATGAAGAAGAGACCCGTCAGATTGAAGCGATGCTGGCAGAGGATGAGCAGCGTGCCGCAGAATCAGAAGCAGAGCGTCAGCGTCTGCAGATGGAATCCGACATTGCCGAATTGACTGGTAGGCAGGAATCGGCGCAGGCTAAAGAGACGCAACAGAAGCGTCTGGACATCTTGCTCCCGATCATCGAAGACGTCGAGATCGCCAATATCCCCCGTAAGTTCACGCAAGAACTCAAGAAACAGGGACTACGTGAAACCGACATCAACGAGGACGAGAAGCGTCTAATCAACCGCGCGTACGATGTGCGTAAGGCTGAGGAAGTTGACACCACGCTACCCGCAGCACCAGACGAGACTCCGATTGAAGAGTTAGTGCCTGAAAGAGCGGCTACTCGTGAGCCTGAACAAATGGGCTTCCCCGGTATGGGACAGAAGCGCCTGTTGGAACGTGGGATTCTTGCCGAACGTGCAGCACCTACCCCCGAAGCCCCGACCACGCTGGACGAGGGTTGGTTTGACTCATTCGACATTAAGAAGCAGGCTCCGATTCGTAAGCGCCTTCAGGGTAAGACGTTTGACGATAACCGGGTTGAGATCCGTGGGGAGCTACTCGAATACGCAGCGAATCCTAACGTCGCACCAGAAACGAGCCAGCGAATCCAAGACTACGCTAATTCTCCGTTATTCATGGAACAGGCTGAAATGATCGGCCCCCGTGGAGGAATTACCAAAGATGCTACACGTGCACGACCTAAACCAGCACCAACTAGAGTTAGCCCTGAAGGTGGTGTGGGAGTTGTTGGAGCAGGACGAGCCGGTGAGGGTGCCGGACGAGTTGGAGCACCTGAACGACGCGGATTGGTGGGTGCTAGAGGACCTGCTGCTGAACCTGTGGGCCGAGCAGAGCGAGCACCTGCTGCACTAGAGGAAAAGAAAGTTGAAGAACCTAAAGCAGAAGTTAAGGAAGTTAAGCCTAAGACCGTTCGAGCTAAGCGCAAAGCTGCTAAGAAAGCTGCTCCACATCGGAAAGAACGTGCTGCTGCAGTCGCTGCTAAGCCTGCTAGTAGAGTGGCTAAACCAACTCGTGAAGAGCCTGCTGCTGTTCAGCCTAAAGCTGCCCCTGCCAAAGAAGCTAAAAAACCGGTTGCTCCTAGAGTTGCTAAAAAGGTAAAAGACACCCCGAATCAGGTGCTCGAAGAGACCCTGACTGAAGAGGCTAAATTTGCTGAGGGTTGGGTCAAATCGACCGATGCCAAGGGTAATGTGAAGTGGGAGCCGCCTAAGAAGTCGACTACCACCAAGAAGGCAAAGGCAGCACCGAAAGAAACTAAGGAAGAAGATGGTAATGCAGCATGGCAAGAACTCGCTGCGCCGCCGCTTCAGAAATTCCACAAGGGTATTGCGCACATGTATCTGCTGCACGCCCCGAAGGAAGTCCGTACCCAAGAGGATGCCAATAAAGTACAGGCACTTCTAAGGGGCAACCCTAAGAAAATGGACGCCGCTACCCGTGCGGTCTATAACTATTTCATCAAGATGCCACGGCAGGTGGACAACCTGCTCAACATCGCGTTCGACTACGTATACAACACCCCGCAATTCCGTCGTACTACTGAGACCGAAGAAGAAGCTAAATTCTTCGAGGGTATGAATGGTAAGAGTGCTAAGTCAGCGTACGATTGGGTTAAGGAAAACCTAAGCCCTGAAGCTAACCGCACACTGGACAAGTTTATACGTGCTTATGAGACTCAGGAACGTCAGACTCGTGAAGAGGTACTGAACGCCGTACTGCTCGATAAAGAGGCAATGGCCGTCGACGAGACCATTCAGGAATATCTGGACGCACAGACTAAGGAAAGCACCCTCAAATTGCGTGCCGGTGAGATCGTCGAGATGGCGATGCCGCCACACCCAGCCATCGCTGCCCAGCTTGCCAATGGAGAACTCCGCAAGGCGCTCGCTGGAATCGGCGTTATGAACCCGGACACGGTGTTCGGTAGAGCCGCTACTAAGCTGATGAACGCTGTTGAGAAGACCAAAGTTGAGGTTGTGGATAACCTGACGGACGCTGCAGGTAACCGCATTGCGGGGCTGTACGATCCAAAGACTGACACGATCCAGCTAGATTCTAGGCTGGGCATCAATACGCACACTATCCTCCACGAAGCCACCCACGCGGCTACTTCCCACATTCTATCTAAGCCTTCTCACCCTGCTACCAAGCAGTTGAAGAAGCTATATGAAGACGTTAAGGACTCCCTAGATACTGCGTACGGTGCCCAGTCACTGGATGAATTTGTTGCGGAATCGTTCTCTAACCCAGAATTCCAAGCCAAGCTGCAGGCGATCAATCCAAAGGGCGAGCCAATTACTGCATGGAAACGCTTTACCCATGCGGTAGGCAATATGCTCCGTAGCTTGATCGGTATGCCGACCCGTGGATTGGAAACTGCATTAGATAAAGCTGATGTAACTATCACTTCAATCCTGTCTCCGGCACCGGATAGCCGTAATGCTGGTCAGTTGTATGCAGCTTCTATGCTGGGTAAGGGTGGAGAAATCTTCGATACGATCGGCGAGCGGTACAACAATCTGAGCCCGCTGAACCAAGAGCGTGTCGCTAAATTCCATGAGTTCTTTACAGGCACCATCCCGAACGCTGTGAAGAATGTGGTTCGCATGTCCCTGCCGTTGAACGCATTGACCGACATCGCCGCTAAATACATTCCTATGGCTCCCCGTGTGGATGCACTGGTGCAGGAAAAGACTGGTTCTGAAAATCGCCGTAATCAGAAGATCGAGCCGATCATTAAGCGTGTAGAGGATTGGTACAAGAACAACCCAACCAAACTCGACACCCTGAATACTGTCATTTACACCAGTACGCTTGAGCAGGTTGACCCATCCAAACCACGTAATGCCTACGCCGAATCGGACGAAAAGCTACAGGCATGGGACGCCATGCAGAAGGACTGGAAATCACTCGGTTCGGCTGGGCAGAGCGTCTATAAGCAGATGCGGGATACCTACAAAGCACTCTACGAAGAAGTCGGTAAGGTGCTGGAAACCCGTCTGGAAGAAAGTTCTGGGGACAAAGCCGTAGCCAAGAAAGTCAAGAAAGACATTTGGAGCCGAATCTTCGATAACGGTGCGATCGAGCCATACTTCCCGTTGACTCGTTCTGGTAAATACTGGCTGTCCTATAACGCCTTTGACTCCCGTACTGGCACCACTGAGATGTTCGTAGAAGCCTACGAAACGAGCCTGCAGCGGGATGTAGCGATTAAGGAAATCAAGGCCGATGCCACCATGAAGGCTACGGACTTCCAGAAATTTGCCAATATCAGCCAAGTAAATTACAAGCGTGCTCCGTCTACTTCGTTTATGAACTCGGTCCTCAAGACCCTTGATACGAATAAAGTGGACCCGAAGGTGAAAGAAGAAGTAATGACCTTCTTCATCAACATGCTACCGGAAACATCATTTGCACAGAGTTTCCGCAGACGTAAGGGCACTGCGGGCTTCAAGCGCGACGCAGTAGCTGCACTTCGCAGCAAGTCCTATAACTTGTCACGGCAGCTTTCCAATATCGAATACGGTGCGAAGCTAGAAAATCTCCGTTCCGAGATCGATGAGCACGTACGTGCGCAGGGTAATGAGGAAGTGACCGTAGGGTATGCAAACGAGCTGTCTAAGCGTATCGATTTCGCGATCAACCCGACTGTGCCGATGTGGTCAAAAATGGCTACGTCCTTCGGTTTCGGCATGACTCTCGGCTTCAACGTCTCCTCTGCGATCGTCAACTTGACCCAGATCCCGCTAGTGGTAATGCCTTACCTCGGTGGTAAGTATGGCTACGGCGAGACAACCAAAGCAATCGGCACGGCTACCCGTGTGTTCACCAACAGTGGATTCGACCGTGAGTTGGAGATGCTGGTACCGACGGATACTGGGGAAGTTAAGCGTAAGGTCCGGGCATTCCCGTCGCTGGACAACTACGATTTTGATGCCAAGGACACTCCGGCAGACATCCGCCGCCTGAAGACCCTCTCAGAAGTGGCTCTTGAGCGTGGGCAGCTTAATCGATCCCTGACTTACGACATTCTGGATGTGGACGATAGTGCTTCTACGATGACTAAGGTCAACGCTGCATCCGGCTTTGTGTTCCACCACGGCGAACGTATGAACCGTCAGGTAGCAATGGTTGCTGCATACAACCTCGAACTGGACGCTATGGCGAAAAAGGGACGGGCTATCGATGAGGCAGCCATGCGGGAAGCCGCAGAATACGCAGTGTACGTAACTGAACTGACCAACGGTGGCACCGTCGCCGCTGCAGCCCCACGTATTGCACAGGGTCCGCTAGGTAAAGTCTTGTTCATGTTCAAACGCTACGGCGTGTCTATGTATTACATGATGTTCAAGACTGCGCGTGATGCACTGAAGGACGCCGATCCAGAAGTACGCAAGATGGCAAAACGCCAGATCGCAGGTATCTACGCATCCTCCGCATTACTGGCTGGTGTTCAGGGTGTGCCGCTCTACGGCATTGCAGCGATGGCTTACAACATTCTGTCTGACGATGACGAGGATGATTTCGACACCGCTGCTCGTAAATGGATGGGCGAAGTGCCGTACAGTGGGCTTGTGAATAACCTACTCGGCGTCGAAGTTGCCTCCCGTGTGGGTCTGAGTGACTTGGTATTCCGTGACAACAAGGTACGAGATCAGCAAAGTGTGATGCTCTCCTTGATGGAAACAATGGGTGGTCCGGTACTCGGTGTCACCAGTCGTATGGAGCGTGGTTTATCCCTGATAAACGAAGGTAATGTCGCACGGGGTATTGAGCAGATGCTACCTTCTGCGCTCGGCAACGCCTTGAAATCCGTTCGATTCGGCACCGAAGGCCCTCGCACACTGCGTGGTGATCCGATTACAGGTGAACTGGGGCCGTGGAACACGTTTGCACAATTCTTTGGTTTTGCTCCGGCGGAATACACCCGTCAGCTTGAGATCAACAGCAACACTAAGAAGATAGAGCGTAATGTGCTAGAGAAACGGACTAAGCTATTAAGAAACTATTACATCGCAACACGTAATGGTGACACTGCCGAAGCACGTAAGACAATGACCGAGATGGCTAAATTTAGCCGCGAGCATCCGGGGTTGGCGATCACTGCAGACACAGTGCTGCGGTCCATGCGTCGCCACATGCAGACCAGCGCAGGTATGTACCACGGCATCACGATCAACAAGAGCCTGCGCCCTGAGTTGATGGCGAATATACGTGAGTATGATGGGGACTAGCGAAAAAAATCCCCGGTGAGGTACCGGGGATAAGTCACCATCGGAGGATGATAAGAGAACGAAACGACAGAAAACTGTCCAGCGCATGCTATCACAGGGTTCTCCAGAATCGTACTCCTAGTTTTCCATCCTCTACCCTTAGTCTGTACTCTATTTCCCATTTATTATTGGATGCTAATAAACGCATCTCTTCGATAAGTTCTACCACATCGATTGCAGGGATAAATACGGACGCCCCCACTACAAAATCCTTCCACTCTACAATGATCCTTACCCCGTCAGGGGATAACTCGTCAATCTTTAATCGGACATCCTTTTGGTACGACGGCTTAGGTTTCGCCGAGCGTCTTTTCAACTTCATCATCCATAAACCCTGAGCAGTCTATGACCAGTACGTTTGCTGGTGGCAGCGTTGCACGGGTGCCTTTACTCAGACGGAATTTATCCCGCTGCAGTTTCGTACGCCCGTTCCTCAACCCTTCAATGAACCCACCATAATTAAGCTGCTGTTTAACACACCACGCTTTCAACGGTTTTGGCAGAAGGTAGAGACGTTTGATGTCGTATTCATACCGACCAACCAGTGCCACTCGTGGGGTTGCATCGGGCTGCACCAGATGGTCAAGCCCCGTGTCGATTTCATTCTTCCGGCTATCAGCAGTGCTGACAATGCGTAGGATGTTGTTGTAGTTCTCGGCGATGTAGTCCGTCAGGATCTCCTCGACGTTTCCACCCATGCCAGATACACCGTTCTTATTATGCTCGATCACGTCTACGATAAAATTGACCACCCCTTTGATTTCGTAGTTGACCAGCTTCAGGTGGCGAGCGATCGTCAAGCCAGCAATAGAGCATGCTGCATGCACTGACCAGAATCGGTTTTGTTGCGTCAATCCTGCCTTCTGGTCAATACGTCTCTGGATTCCGAATACCAAATCACGCACTGCTTCTAGGTTATTCATCACGTACTGGACGAAAATCACCCCTGCGTGGCCGTAGGTTTTCTTGACCTCGAAGCTGAACGTGTCGGTCTCTTCCTTGGAGTCGAACATTTTCAGCCGATTCGGCATTCTGTATTCCAGAATACGTTGGGCTTCGGCCTTCGGTGCGGCTTTAAATGATGCGATCTTCTCGATCATGCTGGAGTTGCCTGTCGATACGCACAGGAATTTCCACGGTTCCCCACGGTGCCGTTCCGTATTCGCCTTGCCGGACATACGGTTCCTCTGCCGCCCATTCGGTAGCTGGTAGGCAAAGTCACTCAAATCCTTCGGTGCCGTGTTTGTCATTTCGTCCAGTAGGAACGGTAGATTCTTGTAGACTTCGGCACGGTTCATCTTCGAGTTGTGGGTGTCCTCCTTCTGCAGTACCAACTTATCAGGATCACCCCATATTGACGCTGCCGAAAACAACGCGGTGGTCTTGCCGTGACCTGAATCATCACTGTGGAGGTGCAGTGCTACGCCGTTAATCGGCATCATTTCCATCAGAATCGACCCAAATCCGGAGCCGATTACATACTGGTGCGCCTCTAGTCCGGGGCGGTTGTACATCTCCATTAGGTCTTTCCAGCGATCCAGTGAGCCTTTCGGTTCAAACGCTGACATCATCCCAATAGTCGCCGAGGAAGCTGGGTTTGTACGAATTTCGTCTTTCGTAATCTCCATCTTCCCAAGAATAAATGATGAGAATTTATCGTCCGTCCAACCAAACTGGCGGCGAGCCTCATCCGCTGCGGACTGCAACTGTAGTTCGTTCACCCATTTATTTATGTATTGCATAAGCGGTTCCGGTTTTAATACTGCGACACCGTATGTCGCCATTGTTTTACGGAATTCTTCACGTGACCCGACAGCGTGTAGCGGCATCGTGAACTCTCGCACCCCATCTTTTGGTAGGTGTAGTCGGAGTACCAGCGATTCCCCTATATCAGGATCGTTCAGTCGACTTACAACATATAAGTCGTTGTGGTAGACGAGTTTGTCAGTAAACTGCGTATTCCCCTGATCGTCCTCCACTTCCTCACGTACGTAGATCCCACCGTTCTTCCCACGAGTATATGGGGCCGGGTATTTCGGAATTACATACGTGTGTACCGGAGCATTCGGCAAATCCACCGCTGGTTCCTGCACAACGTAGTCTTCCTCGGTCGCCTCTGCTAATTCTTTGCCGAGAACAATCGGGGACTTGACCTTGCCATACGACGGGCATCCTGCACATACGCCGGGATTCATCTCGTCGAACTTAGCGCAGGTATACGGCCCTTTGATCTGGTTTGCTTTACGTTCGGTGTCCTCTGGATCGTACTCCGGATGAAACGCAGATATTTTGTGGATAGCTTTATCCCGATCACAGCAATGCGCTGCAATCGACAACGCTGCACGCCACAATGGTTCCGGTGCGTTCTCTTGTTCCTCAATAGCAATCTTGAGTTGTGAGCATCCCTCACCCTTCATTGTTTTGGTAAGGATGGTTTTGAACCTACTGACGTAGTTACCCGCGAGCAAATCAGTCAGCGGATCACGCTCCCTCTTCTGCCAAACAGCGGGAACTGGTATCGCTGTGTCATCGCCGAGCAGTGTATTGAACTGCTCCAGCGACATTGGCTTAACGAGGTAGTCACCAATAATCTCAACGGGTACTGGTGTGCCACGCTTATGGTTGTGCGTACCCGGAACACGTAGTACACGCGCAGGATCTGCAGGAATAGCAGGGTCAGACCCACGTAGATTATGCCTCTCCGTGAGTGCCTTAAATTTATATGCTACTGGCTGCCATTCCGCACGAGATACTGGCTCAGTCAAATGCCAATACGCATGAATACCGTAACCGGAGTTGACGGTCGTTGGTTTCGGCAGATTAAGTTCTTTACAGAAGCGGCGTAAGTCAACTAACGCCTCGCTCTGGTTGGCGTACTCCTTGGATGGTCCACAGTCTAAGTCAAGGAAAAATGCCCTGAGTTCTTTTACATTGTCGGCTCTGCGACTGTCGTCAGTATTAAAGCGTGCCAGTGCAAAGAATGCGTTTCGTCCTTCGTTATCAAACTTGTGTGCCGTTTGTATTGCGTCTTCTAAGGTTTCAAAGAATTCTTGTTTTACATACCCTTCGTGGCTTATGCCTGTGATGCAAACATATCCTTCGTTCCCTAGTGTCAGCCGCAGAAATTCGTTCGTTGTAATTGTCATAGCTGCACTTCTAGTAATGGAGACTAGGGGAAAAAGGGGGCTGGGTCGTGTTACCGACGCCAGCCCCAACGACACAATTAGTCGTCCCAGTCTTCCAATACAGAAGAGAGTTCAGCCTTTTCCTCTACGGGTACTGCGGATTTCTTAACAACCTTCTTAGGCTCTTCGATTTCCTCAGCCTCTTCCAGAACCACCGTCTGCTTAGCTGGTGTTGCGAGAGATTCCGCAAACAACTCAGGCTGCTTCTCGGTGTCCGGTTGGTAGACGGAAAGAGTAACAACACGCTGTGCCTCTTCGCTACCCCTTACCTGCATAACAGTCTTTAATTCAGCTTCTTCTAATGCACGAATAGGCTTGAATATCAGGCGTGGGGTTGCACTGTTTGGATCAAAGCTAATAGCGGTGATGACCGCCGCTGCTGGGGTGTTGTGCGCCTTCAGGTAACGTGCATAGCCCTGCAGTCCCATACCACTCTTGTCATCCTTAAATACGCTCTGCCCCGGAAGATCAATTTGGTACAACTCACCCTTGGCAATACGGCCTTCCGGAATTACTGCGATCTTCTGGCGACGCTTACATGCTGCGGAACCACCACTACCATCAGAACCTTTGATGTTCTGCGGGCAGTCCATACAACGCTCGGCCTGACGATTTTCTGCAGGTACGTCAGCATCTGGCATTCCAGAGTTTGTGTCCGATGACCAGCAGGTTGGGGCGACTTTCTTGTCTGCCGAATAGGCTTCAGCGTAGAACATCCGGTAAATTGGTGCTGCCTGCGCGATCACTACGTTGATGGAGGAACCATCGAACGCATCGCCTTCCTTACCGTTGATTACTGGACGGAACCGATTGCCACGGATGCTAATGCGGCGGCTAGTAGCCCCACTTGATACGGTCTCAGTCAGGTCGCCCTTGCTGAGTTCGGCCAACATTGCACTGTTCTGGCCTTCAAACAATGTCATTTCGCTCATTTTCATACTCCTTAGAAGTCTTCGTCACTATTAAAATCAAATTCCATCTGCTCCATTTCTGGGGTTTCTTCGATGGATGTAGTCTGCTCTACGTCACCTTCCTTACCTACGGTCGTTGCAGTCAATGCAGCGATCACGGCAGGGACGTCGAATCGGTATGTGTTCCCAATCTTGAGGTAGGTGTTCTTGGGGATGTACCCCTTGCGCAGCCACGCTCTAACGGTTGAGACAGATACCGTCACCTTCTTTGCCAATTCTTCAATCGGCACCAGTGTGTCGGTCATCACTTTCTCCTTACGGTTATTGCATACTCAGAATCCACATTTAGCCCCGGTGGAATCAGGTCGGGGTTTTCCTCCAGAAACTGCTTCATGTTGCTCTGGTTAATACGCTTGGCGTACAGATCAGGTACTTCATGCTCAAGAACAAATTTGTTGAATGAGTCCCAATCGTTAGTCCAGTAGTTGCTTTTAACCGTGCGGAAAAACAGTCCTTCGGACGTGCGAACACTCTCAACGTCATGCTCTTTGCAGTAGTCGAGAAGTTCACCCTTCACCAGTGCCATCTGGTCTTTCAGCTTGGCACGCTTTTCTTTGTATTCGGCGTACAGTTCGGCGTCTTTAGCCGCCATCTTGAGGTAGACGCGGACAAGTTTGTCCACGCCAGTCTTGGCTTCATCAGTCATTTCGTTCTCCTTTTATTTATCGGAGGTTGTATTATAGTGGCACTTAGTGCCTTACGCAAGTAGTTCAGTGTAAAGATCGACAATCTTTGTGTGAACGTCCTTTTTATTATCTAACATGTTGTAAATGTGTCTTTCAACGCCAGATCCTTGTAGCTGTACGACAGTTGAAGGATGGCGCTGCCCCGAACGATGGACACGCGCATTGGCCTGTTCATACGTCTCTAATGATGAGGTCGGCCCCCACCACACCACGGTGTTCGCAGCGGTCAGAGTTACCCCGTGCGCTGCTGACTGAGGCTGGATCACCAGCACTCGTGGATCATGCTGCTCCTGAAACCGCTTGAAGATGTCCGTACGGTCAGTCGCCTTTACGTCACCTCGGATGATTTCAGTAGTGATTCCGTCCGAACGTAACTTATCCGTCAGGATGTCGATCACGTGCTTGAACGGTACGAAGACCAGAACCTTCTGGCTACTCTCATCAATAACTTCTTTCAATGCGGCATAACGATGCTTGATGTCGAATTCCAGTGTCTGGCCGGAATCGGAGTACACCGCACCGCAGGAAATCTGCAGTAGCTTGTTCATGTTCACCGCCGCATTTGCCGCCGTGATTTCCTCGCCCGATGCCTGCATCAGCATTTGGCTCTTGAGGATGTTGTAGTACTTCTCCTGCTGCTTGGTCATGGCCGCTGTACGCTTAACGTAGGTCATTTCTGGCAGGTCGAGGCATTCGTCCTTGGTGTAGCGGATGGCTGGCTGGAGCGCCCTGAACACGACGTCCGTGGCTTCCGGCTTGGGACGCCATTTGAATTGCGTCACCTTGTACATCACCATGTCGCGGAACGACGAGAAGAACTGAGGCACGGCACGGGGATTGACAAGTTTTGCCAGCCCGTAGGCGTCCAACGGGGACTGCGCTGCTGGGGTGCCGGTCAGCATCCACAGCCATGTGTCAGGAGTTATCAGGGAATTTAGGGTCTTCCAGCGTTTGGTCTGGGCGTTCTTGTAGGCATTCGCCTCGTCCACCACGATCAGGTCAAATCGGCCTTGTGCGATCTCGTCAGCCACGATCTCCACACCATCGTAGTTGATGATGACAAATTCAGAGGTACCACGAATGACCGCCCTGCGCTTGTCCTTGGCCCCGTGGGCTACGTCCACCGTGCGGTGCATTGCGAATTTGAACAGGTCGGCCCGCCATGCGGAATCCATGATGGACAGGGGGCAAATCACCAGCACGCGGCGGATTCGGCGTGCCTTCATCAGGTAGTCCGCTGCCCAAATCACTGAGCCTGTTTTACCTGTACCCTGCTCGTTCAGGCACAGGGCTTTGCGGTTCATGGTCAGGAACGCAGCCGTAATCTTTTGGTGGTCGAATGGTTTGTACTGTCCCGGCCAGTCGTACTGCCCCAGAATCGGCGACGGTACGTTTTTAATCTTTAGGTTGCGCAGCACCTGCGCTTCATCCAGTCCCCAATTAACAAGTACTTTGTTATTGTCCAGTTCCTTGCTCTTCGGTATCACCGTGGTCACCTTGTTCGGGTTCCGCAGGGTCA